ATGACAATGAAGATAAAATAAAATACATTATGCCTTACATTTATAAAGATGGCGTAAAATATAGGGTGAACCATTGCTTTAGTTGCGGTACTGAAATCAGGGATATAGAATTAAGTAAGATATGATGGACCAATATTAAAATGGCAAATAAATTAAAACATATATGTTAAAAATATACGAAATATTAGAATACCAAGGAAAATCATTATCTGATAATAATGAATGTTCTTATATCGTTGCTAAAAATATTCATGATGCCGATAAAATATATAAAAATCATACTGGTAATAATGACATATTACTTATTAAAGAATTAAGTAATAATGAATTATTAAAATATAAAATAATTGATTATAATGAACCAGAACCTGATGAAGAAGAAATGGAAGAACTAGGGTTATCAGAAGATGATTACGAATGCGGTTATTTAATAACCGAAAGTTTTCAAGAATATTTATTAAAACAAACTAAATCTCACTTTTTTTGTAGTAATTATGAATAATAATGACATGGAAACTAAAAAGAAAACAGCATTACAGGAGTTAAAAAATAGTATTTTAAAATCTAACGAATTACATATAACGTCTAAAGTAGTTGTAATATCTCATATTGAATCACTACTCCAAAAAGAAAGAGAGGATTTGATTGAGTCTTTTGATGATGCAAGTCTTGATGGTGACAAATTAGGCTTAATGTATTTTAACCAAATATTTGAATAATGAAGGTACTAGATGTAAATGATTTAATGATTGGTAATTGGGTTAAACATGACCCCTCAGAATGGAGTTATAGAAATAATGATAATGTCGACTTAGGTAATATTTATTTTCAATGGGAAGATAGAGATTGGGTAGCTTTAGGTGAATGTACCTTATCCATTGAAGCTTTATCAGCAATCCCATTAACTGAAGAAATACTTTTGAAGTGTGGTGCAGTATTCCCTATAACCTTATTAAAGGATTGTTATCTTGAAGGTTTTGGGACATTACATAATTATAAATCAAGTGAATGGTTTATATTAGTTACAGGTAAACGAGTTTATTTTAAATATCTTCACGAATTTCAAAACTTGTTTTACATTTTAACAAAAAAACACTTACAAATTAAACTATAATATGAGCATTATAAACAAATTAAACGAAGCAATGACAACACAAGAAAGATTACAAAGAGAATCAGAAGTAAGAAAATCAATACGAATGAGTACAAATAAACCTAAAAACAATAGATCATCACCAATATCTATTATAGCCATTTTATTTACTTTAACTTTAATTATAGGAGAAGTTAAATGTATTATTAAAATGATTGATTGTAATTGGGAACCAATTGGTAAATCTGAAATTATTTATACTGTTGGTACATTTACAGGGTTATGGTGTATTATTGGTTATATTGATATTAAAGATAAGTAACATGAAAGTTAAGGGAAATGATGGCAAAATTCGGGAACTTATCCCAGTAGAGGGCGGTAATTGCGCAACTTCTCAATATCAAGATTATGGAGGGCTAAGTAAGTCCGCAAGTCTACTTAATAGAAACCAAGCTTACTGCTATCATTGCCGTGAAAAGCTTGGATTTATTGATGTAAAGAGCGATGAAGCAAGGAATCACGCATGTAATAAAATGTATAACAATGAAAATAATAAAAAAAGATATGATAACGGCAAGTAAGTACGTAATTCACAAAAAAGGTGAAAATGTCGTTTTTGGCGATAACTTAGAGGTTAATTTAGGAGATGATGCCTCAGGGTATTACTTTTCAATCACAGATCATCGAGGAAATCATGTGAAAATTGATTTTAAAGAAGTACCTGAATTAATAGAAGCTATAAATCTTTTGAAAGAAAGTATTAATATTTAAACAAATTTGTTTATATTTGTCAGTCGGAAATCCTTAAAACGTCAGTTTTTGAGCAAAGGAAGTTACTCCGACCTTCCACCCTCCTAGCACGTAGTTAGGAGGGTTTAATATGCCTACCATCTCCCTGACGTCAGGAACATGGTATATAACTTTTAACAAATGTATCACAAACCTACAATAAACTTAAAATTAGGTACTTACCACAGGCTGGCTAAAGTCCAAGGCAAAACATTTGATGAAAAAGTTGATTACTTATTATCTTTAGTAGAAAATCGAAAAGGCAAATTTTGTTGGTATCTTGATGTTGATGAATATAATAAAAACAAAAGCCTAGATATTTAATTATCTAGGCTTTTTTAGTAATACGATACTAACACCTTAGTGGCTTTCGACTTGGTGGGCTACGATTCACACGTCTGTGACAAGTTATTTTAATAGTTCAATAAAGACAATGAAACATTACTATCAAGGGATAAACAAAAATAGTAATTTATTTTTAAATAAAAAAGCCTGTTAAAATTAATTAACAGGCTTAGTAAAGGTTTCAGCTACCTTTTGTCACTTTTGAATTTCGCGGAGACGTGACACTAGAACTCCGAACTGATTATTTCATTATAAACCCTAGCAATAAAACAAAATTAGCTATTAAACTATATTTCAAAGCTTTTTTTGGCTTACTGGCTTCGCTTAACTTAATTTCTAAAGTGTCAATTTGTGCAGTTTGAATGTCACTTATTTTAATTAATGCATCTACCTGCATAGAATCAATCGCTATTATTGAATCACGTTTGTTTATTTCGCTGAGCAACTTAAAAACTAGTTCGCTTGCAGTCGTATCTATTGTGTGCAATGTATCAACTTCACGTTTTAACTTGGTATAAGGCACCAATTTAATAACTTCTTTTGCTTTTTGCATAACTGTAACTTTTTGAATTAAAGTGTCTGTAATAGTATGGTTTACGTACTTAATTTCAGGTTTATTATATTTGCATGAATACATTGCAAATGCCCCTAAAACGAAGCACAATATAGCAATAAGAATATATTTAAACATCTTTTTTCTTAGTTAGTTTTCCCCCAATAATACCTATCAAAGTACAAATTGCGATAGCTTGTTTAGTGTCAAAAGGCACGCTTACAGGCATGCTTTCTAAAGCTTGCAATACTTCCACCACACTAGCAACAATACCAACAACAAAGGGCACGTAGTAAACTAATAGCTTACCAATACGTGTTTCTTCCGCCTTTATCCTATCAATTAATTTTTTCATACAATTCGCTTTCTGCTTTACGTCTTAATCTTAACCCTTCAAGTTGTATATGTTTTGCAAAAGACCACTTCATAAATTCAGCTTCGATTTCTTCGCTATTTGGGTTTATGTTTATCTTTTTTAATAAAGTTGATTTCCCCAAAGCGCCTAGGCCAACATTGTAAGAAAAACAAACTAAAGCATCAAATTGGGTCTGCTTAATCGGTACGGTTACTAATTTTCGCACTCCAGCTTCAAACTTTTCTAAGTCGTTTTTTAAAAACATTTCAGCTTGCTCTTTTGTGCAAGTGCTACCCTTAGGCACTTTGATACCGTTTGGCAAAATAGTAGTACCGTAGCCTATTGTGTCAACACCGCCACTACATACATAAGCTTTTAGTCTTAATCCTTCAAAGCGTTTAATAAGTTCTATTCCTCTGTTACTTGTTTTCATTTCTTGCTATATTCGTGCCTTATTACAATGTCGTGGTCAAGTTCTTGTTTTTCAATTATTCGGTCTAGCTTATTGTTTATTTCAATAGAACTTGCTTTAAATTCTTGCTCTAAAGATACTACTTTAGCGGTTACAAGGTCAATCTTATTGTCTTGCCTGTCATCCCTTTCGGTTTGTTTCGTAATATATAAATGTAATGCCCAAGCTACTAAAAAAACGGCTACAAAAGCACCTAACATTTTTTCGCCGTTGAAATTAAACCTTGTTTTTTCTGTGATTTCCATTTTGTTAAATTAGGATTTTTTAATGAATTTCACAAAATCTTGAGGAACTAATAAATGAGGATTTGGTAACCCTCTACAAAGTCCATTGATTTCACTGCATACGTAATTTTTAGCATTATCGCGATTTATAAACCATTTTGAGCCTGTAAGCTTATAAAGTAGATAGTTCACAAAACGCCCTAATTCGTAATTTTTACCAATCAGCAATTTCAAATTAATATTACAATCGTACCAATCGCTGAAATAATACTCGCGATGTTTATTTTTTGCCTTCCATTTCTCGAAGTCGGTACAAATTACGCGCGGAATTTCAGCTTCAATCACTTCATTATTTTCTGTCAGTACGGCAGTATGGCTGTACTCTGATTTAGTAATTTCAGCTATTGCCTTGCTTCCAATCTTGTGTTTGTCAGCTTTTAAAATTATGTCGCGAACTCTCATACAAAGTCGGTACTTTTAACAAGGTAGCAATCAGGAGCATCTTGTGGAATGTGAAGTAATGCATTTTCTATTCTGTCTAACAATCCAACACTTAAGCTTGTAGGAGTGCGTGAAAGTTGATTAAATAGGTTAGTTACAGGCTTCCAAACTTCTTCATCTTGCAGAATGTAACGCTTTAAATTTTCTGATAAAGCTGGTATGATTTCATCATTTGAATTTTTAATGTATTCGTTGTACGTTACCATAATCTTAGAAGTAGATAACAAGCTTTCACCATCTTCGCTTACTACGAATTGAGGAATAAAAGCCTCTGATAAAGCTATTTTTCTAAACATTGTCATGCCGTTGTATTTTGCAACTGCACCTAAATTGATTTCATTTAATATTTGAGCCATGATTTTATTTTTTTAAATTATGAAAGTCCAACCTGTTGATTTATATATATATAGTCCCTCTATTGTATCTGTGCAATATACCATTAATCCAATTGCAGGAGATACTATATTAGTACGTTGTACATTTGTCATTCGTGGAGCTGGTAAACTACCTTTTGTAGTACTATCTGCTTGAAGTATAGCACTTGCATCTTTAGTTCCGTTGCCCATATAGAATGACCCATCATTTAAAAAGCGCCATAAAAAATTACCAGTACCAACTTCTTGGAGTGATAAAGCAATTGATGCAGAACTTGAATTTGCTGTAAAAAACTGTACCCACCTATTATCGTTGAAATATGCCCATGCACCAGTAGTGTTGGCTATACTTACTGCACTTGTTCCGCTACCACTAGTACTACCTTTAAATGTCGCAATATTTCCAGTATTTTTAAGTGTAACAGCTGCAACCCCTGCATTTTCTACTGTTATCTGTTTTAAATTCTGATATGACCCATCATTGTTAACATAACCAATAGCACCAAGTGAATTGTAATACTCTATTAGTGTAGTTCCTAATGAGCTATTAGTACCTGTAAATCTTGTAGTTGTTCCGTTTTCCGTTATTGTAGAATTAACTATTACAGTTCCATTGTATTTACTCAAATAGTTATTAGTTAATCCACTACCTGACAATTTAGCGTTTATCTGCGTTTGCAAAGCACTTGTTACTCCTTTTACATAGCTTAGTTCTGTTAAACTAGGATATGTTGCTAACGGTAAACTCTCAATATTTTTAGTTCCATCAAAGTGTGCAATAGTGTTAATAGTTGCACCACTCACAACAATGTCAGGAGTTGTTACCGTACCTGTAAATGTAGGGCTAGCTTTAGGTGCAAATAAACCTATTGCCCAATCATATACTCCTTTTACAGTTAAATATTTACTTGTACTTGCTTCATTACCTGTTACTGTACCTGTCTTGTTAGATTGTAATTCAAGTTTATCAATAGCACCGCCATCATTTTTCCAAACAGGGTCACCCACAGAATCAGCACCAATACTAGATTCGCTCGCACTTGCTGAAATGTTAGCAGATTGATGTTTTAATCCTATATGACCAGCACCTGCAGTACCATTTACTTTAAAGTGTTTAGCGTTAACCCCAAACCCATCTATGTCTATGTCTTGATTAGCGTTACCACCATCAAGGTCTAGTTTATTGTTTAATTGCGTTTGAATGCTTGATGTAGCATCGTTATAAGTATCTTGTAAATCACTTTGATACCTTTTATCAGTTGTTTCAGGTACAATAGAAGTATCAAGTGTATCTAGTGTTGCAGTATTTGTATTATCTCCTATGTATATTTGACCTTCAGGCATTTCTGCGCTTAGTCCTGCATTTGCAATTTCAGAAACCAACGTGTCAAAGTTGGCATCCATTTCAGTAGTTGTTAATTTTCTTTGTACGTTTCTCCAAAAGGTAATGGCCATTTTAACAGTTGTTTAGTGTTGGTATAATGCACTTGTTTTGTAAAGCGTAATTAATAGAGTAATCGACTTTAATAAGCACATCATTTGCGTTTATCTTATATCTTAATTCACCAAATTCGGCTTTGTATATTGATTGTTTATCACCTTTGATTGACTTGATGTTTACGTCAACATAATTAACGCCTAAAACATTTCTTTGCGATTGTGTTATAATAGTCATTAATCCTTTATCAATAATCTCGTTTACAAATTCCGTTGAGGTATTTCGGGCGTAAAGAATTATTGAGTTATCAAATTGCTTTTCAATAAGCTTGTCGGCTCCAAAACCTTTGGAATTGTCGTTATTATTGCTTTCAGAATTATTGTAATGATAAAGTTCGCAAGCGGATGAATCATCAAAAAAAATATGCTCAATATCTCCCATTTCATAAATTACGGGGAATGTTTTACCCTCTTTAATTAACACCTCACTAAGTCCAATTGCACGTATATTTATACAGCTATTAGCTTTAATGTTGTCGTTAATAATGTTTACTATCTTATTTACAATACTCATTTCAATTGTTTATCTAATTCGTATAAAAAGATTTCGTTAAACTCGTCTGCTTCATCACTTGTCATTTGAAATATGTCATCAAATAATTTTTCCATAAATTCAGCTTTTTGCGCAGCGTTAGGTATCTTTGATTTTGCACCATTTGCCTCTGCTTCAAACCCTAAACAGTATTCTCCATTACTAACACCGAATTTAAATTGAGCCTCCAAGTCGCCTGTAAGCATTAGATTAATATTTTTATTAGTCCGCTTACCTTCGTTACCCATCATGCTTGTAAGTTTTCTAGGCCCTATTCTATGCTTTACTAGGCCTAGTCTTGCTCTTAAATATTGAGGGTCATACAATCCAAATTCATCACCGTTTGAGTTTTTACCTCCTGCATCATTGAACACTCTTTCTTTTACTTTTACTAACATTGATAGCCCTGCGCTACGTTGCGCCTTGTCTATGTAAGTACCCAAGATTGAACTACCTAACATTTCGCCCATTAGCGTGTTATCTAGTTGCTTGTCTGTCTTGGATGTTACTTTCATTACGCTACTTTTTTAAGGCGTTCGTATGATTCAATTTCATCGCAAACAATCTCTTTTGGCAAAGCTACTATTTTACAAATTGGTAAATTAGTAGTTTTACATCCTCTTTTTCTTGCACCACAACTATTTAATATTTTCATGGTTTTAAATATGTTTGTTGAAATCTTTCATTATTTTTAAAGCACCCGTTTGTAGGTAATACCATATTTTTAAATGATATATCCATATACTTATTATATTCGTTAATATAATGGTCATACATGCCGTTTAATTCATCATTGGTATATTGAGTAGTAAATATATTAAACCTCTCGGATAGCTTTGTTTCTTGTACTATTTCAGATAATAACAAGTAAGCCCATGCAAGTTTAAATCGGTCAATAATTGGTGATATAAATTCTTCAAGTGAGCACTTTTGATTAAAATCTAGTATAATTCCCCAAGTATTTGCAACGCTTGTAACATTAGACTTTACGTTTAGTTGCTTTCCTGTATTAATAGCACCTACACAACTAATTGAATAGCCATTTACAAAACCAGTGCTTTGCATCGCACAATCATCTTGATAGCTTGCCTGTGTTTGGTTTAATTGAAAGTCATTATTATCATAGCATAAAAAATAATTAGGGTATAAGTTACCGTTATTTTCAATTTCTAAATCTAAATATACATCATTGAATCCTTCGGTTAGATCAACTGTAACAGTCTTAATCAATAAGCCTTTATTTAAGTCGTATATTAAGAACTCTGCGCCTGTTACCGTACTATCTGAATAACAGGTAAATTGCGTTAATTGCACACGCTCGTATCTATCTTGTATGCCGTAAATCTTAATACCTACATAGTCATTGCTTGCGCTATTCATTATAAGCGTTTGAGGCTGTAACCCAAACTGTAATTGGTCTTTTACAATAGGCATTAATGCACGTCTATTCAGTCTATCAAGTATGCCTTCATTAATTAATAAAGTACACCGTTCTTGAATGTTATCCCAAGTTGCTGAAAATGTCTTATCCTCGGAATTGCTTATTTTATCCAAAGATTTTAAACTTACACCTGCCATTTGATTTATCCAAAAGTTACTTCTTGGAGTTCCTGAAGTGCATGATTTAAGCCCTATATAGTCTTTAAAAATTCTCATACCCAAAAATAACAAAAGCCCCCACATTAAGTAGGGGCTTTGTGCCACTTTATTTAATTTGAACTAACAAACAAATTAAACTGCAGTTGCTGTATAACGAAGTAAGCCATTAGAACCAGCTAGGTCGTCATAAGTACCGTAAGCATCTGTTGGAACTACATAAACACCTGCATTCACAGACAATCTCAATAAGAAAGTATCAGTACAAGTATCAAATTCAAATTTAGCATCGTACATTAAGTTAGGAATCATTGGGTCAGGAATAGTAAACAAAGTAGCACCTCCAAAAGTACCTGCATATTTGCCTACATATTTATTCCAAGACATGAACTGTGCTGAACCTTCGCCCATAACGACCAATTGATTTACACCAACAATAGTATTAACGGCTTTGTCAACAAAAAATTTGTAATCTTGAGAAATACTAGAGAAATCAACACCGCTATTTTGCAAGCCGTATTTATTTGTAGCCAAATCGAATTTCTCAAAGTTACCTTTACCGATAATTATTGGAGTACCGTAAAGTTCATTTTCTGTAAAGTCAGAAAGTAAAGTTTGAAAACCTGCCAGCACTGGCGCACCTGCAACTATACCCGTAGCACCGTTTGAAATTACAGGAATCTCTCTAGTTGTGTTAACCTGTGAAGCTACATTAATGCCGAAAGAAGTAGAAAGCTTAGTAACAACATCATTATTGATAGACGTTCTCATTGCGTTCATTGCTGATAAAATACGTTTACTAACTTCTTTCAAGTTGTAAGGTACAGGCAATCCAGCAACGGCAGTAGAAGCCTCTTCACAGAATACACGTATCTCGTCCATTCCTAGAGCAATATCATATTGCTTATAAATGTCAAGTAAAGTAGTGTCCTCCACGTACGTCTGTGGGTCACCAGCTACGCAGTCCGCAGTGTCTTTGATAAGGTCAGCGGTAACACGTGGTAAATATTTTACTCTTACTTCTTTAATCGTACCTGTTTTGTTACCACCATATACTGAAAGGATTTCAGCAGATTGGTTTTCAGGTTGAGAAAGTGCAAGAGTTGCACCAACTGGAGTTTGCTTAGTTTGTGGATCATTAAGACCTGCAACCATTTCTAAGCCTGTAAGAATTGCTGGACATACGCCAGCTACATTGAAATCAATAGCCATAACTATAAGTTGTTAGATTGTTTAGCTTTTGCCAAGTTTTGTGCAAAAGTGTTGTTAATCGGTTTTGTTGCTTGCGCTTGCGATTGTTGTGTAACAACTGGAGGCGTAACGGTTGCAATGTGTAGTAGATTTTTTTCGGCAAGGGCTTTTTGAATACCTGTTTTAATATCTAAATCTGTAACATCTAAAGTTTCGTCTGATAGTCTTTTTAGTTTTAATTCCCCATTCTGTAAAACAACTTTAGCATCTTTAGATTTGAAGAAATCCGATACAGCTTGCTTTGCAAGTGATCCGCGATATTCTGAAGGTATGCTTTCAGTTATTTTATGTTGGTTAATAAAACTTGACATATTCCAATCAATTTCTTTATTAATTGATTGATTAACTAAGTCAATGTTTGCTGATTTAAAGCTTTCAACTTGATTCGATAATTCTGAAATCTTAGATTTATATTCTAAATCCAATGCTTTTAATTTTTCATCATTACCTCCTGCTTTTGTTTTTGCTTCGATAAGCTTGTTAGCTTCATCCGTTAATTTTGATATTCTTTTGAATGTTTTAGGTTCTGAAGCCTTTAGTTCGTTAATCTGTTCATCGCTCAATCCAAGCCCTTTGAATGCTAAAGTCAGTTCTTTATCAGTCGCATCAGCAAATTCAGAAAAGAATTTAGCTTTGATGTCAGGATTGTTTTTTGCTTCATTGGCAGTTAGTAAACCACTTTCAAAAGTCTTTGCTAAATCCTCATCTATTTCAATAGTTGCGGTTAAGCCTATAATCGTTTTTAAAGATTCATTTGCTGAATCAGTTCCCACTTTCGTGGCTAAGGTTGTGATAAGTTCTCCTAATAACATAAGGACTAGATTTTGTTTAGTTTTTTTTTGCAATTTATAGTATAAGTAAAAAAAAATTATTAAATTGGCACACATTGTAAAATTATGGATGAATTTAAAAATAATAGGGTAGTGGCATATATAACAACACCTGCCTTAAATTGGTTAGATGAAAAAAACAAAGGGCTTTGTTATCAGCGCAGTAAAAATATTAAACGCATGATAAATGAGCATAAACTTTGTGAAGAACTTACTGGTAAAACAGTTTGGCAGGTGATTAAAGATAATATTGAACTTAGAAAAGAAATTGCTAAATTAAAAAGATATGAATAAACATCCATGGAATAGTGAGTATGCAGTTAGTAGTTTAATTGCGGAATTGATTAGAATTAAATCTTGTACAAACGTTGTTGAGGTTGGAGTGTTCCAAGGTCAAACAGGCTTAGCAATGATTAATGCACTGCCTAAAGATGGTACTTACACCGCTTTAGACATTACAGAGGATAATTATACCCCCGAATTTAAGAAGGCCCTTAAAAAGCACACTTCTTTAATAGGTAATAGTTTGGAGTTATTGCATGAATTGCCTAATAGAAGCGTAGACTTAATCTTTATTGATTCTGTTCATGAGTATGCGCATTTGAGCAAAGAGTTCAAAATTTGCGAGAATGCTATTAAACAAAATGGATTGATTGTCTTGCATGATTCAATTTTATTTCCTGGCGTTGCTCAATTTGTTAAAGAGTTGAAATCTAATAAAGGATTTGAAATCTTGACTTTAGAAACTCCCGAAGAGGGCGACCGTACACCAAGTGGTTTGACTATTATTAAATGCTTATATCCGTAATTATGTTCTATTTACTATTAATATTCTTGTACTTTGTGCCATCAATGGTGGCGCATGGTAAACCTCAATTTAATCAAATTGTCGTGTTAAATATCTTTTTCGGGTGGACTGGTATCGGTTGGGTAGTTAGTTTATTGTGGGCGTTAAATGAACCAAAGGTGTGATAATAATAAAAATCATGATTGATTATCTTTATGAGTTTATCTCGCTAACATTTTCATTTCTTATAACTATACTGTTATTGGTGTTGTTTATAGAATATAAAATATACTTTAGTTCTTATTTATTAATTGGAATTTTTTGTTTTGCTTACTTATTTTTAAGAAACACTTTAAGTAAAACGGTTTTTAATAGTGAATTACCTAAAAGATATAGATAACATGAGAAAACAAATACTTAAAGATGGCACGTTTATTTACACTCACGACAAAGGCGAGTATATAAGTGATGTAATTGAACAAACAGGTTGGTACTATGAGCCTAAGACAATAGACTATATTAAGAATATGAATCTTAAAGACTGCAACATTCTTGACATAGGCGCCAATATTGGCAATCATAGCCACGCAATAGAGCACTATTCAACTGATTGCACCATATATTCATTTGAGCCATTAGAAGCGAACTATACGGTTTTAAAAGCTAATGTAAAATCTCCAATAAATTTATTTGTTACCGATAATTTAGAAACTGAAAACTTTATAACTTCGTTTTGGGGTAAAGATAACTTAGGTTATACAGGATTAAGCGACACAGGGCAATCGTGTAAAAATATTACTATTGATTCAATTCTTTTTTCTCAAAAAGTCGGATTGATTAAAATTGATATTGAAGGTCACGAGTTGCAAGCTTTGAAAGGGGCTTTTGAAACAATAAGTAAACATTTACCTTGCATTATTGCTGAACACCATACAAATGAGGAACATATTGAAGTATTGGATTACTTAAAGCAATTTGGATACAATCTTGAAACAATAATTAAAGAAGACAATCTAAACTACGTTTATACGATTTAACTACAAAAGTATGATAGAATTAATGTCACATGAAATATTAATCCATGAAAATAAGTTCTTAAAAGATACAATATTAAAACTAATTAAACCTTAATAAATAATCCAAAAAATATGAGCGAATCTGATTTTTATAAAAATGTTGATAAAATAAATTTATTTAAAGATGAATTAAAAAATCTAATATTAAAGTATAACATATCAATTAAAAAAATGTGTGAGTATGGTGCTGACGATGAAATATGTAATGATGTAAAATATATTTCAATTGGAGATTTTAAATACTCAATTCAAACACTTAATGAAATTATAGAAGAATCATTTAATTAAACCTATCTAAATCTTTCTTAGGCTTATAATTAAGTAGCCTTTTATTATTCAAAACTTCTTGCATCTTTTTCCCATGGTAATGATTGATATTTTTGAAAATTATTACCTTTATTAAGGTTATTATTTATTTTTCTAAAATCATCACTACTAATAATTTTTTTATCATCCCAATAATGGAATCTTACACCTTTTTCATCTTTTTTTAGGTAATATCTACTTTTTTGTCCTTGACTAATATGTCTTAATTCATGTCTTATATCTTTTAAAATATCTTTAGAATTAGTATTTATTCTAATTTCATTTTTAAAAGGATTCCCCCCATTGTCATAATTAGAAATATTCTGAACTGTATAAGAAAATGATTGCTTAGTTTCTGATAAACTTATATCTCCAATTATTCCTAATTCTTTAATTGCATTATTTGTAAGTTGTTCGTATTTTTTTAATTTATCTACAATAATAACAGATTTACCAATATTTACTTTTTCTTCTTTTACTTTTTTATTTATACTAACCCTATCTAAATCTTTCTTAGGCACTATCTTTTCACTTACAGGTATAATTTGATGGTTACATTGCCATCCACCCCTGTAAGTGAATATAGTAGTCTTATTAGTTCCTGCAATCATGCCACCGCCTTTATGTAACTTCGTTTTACAAGTATTCCATAATGAAGGTGTTTCTCCCCAATATTCAACCTCTGTAACGTGAAAATATTTGTCTACACGTTCCAAACAAAAGCACCTAGAGCTTGTTTTTCTTCCACCTTGGTACTTATACCATTTTAAACCTAAATCATCGCTTACGGTCTTTATATAGTTCGCTGAATATTGATTCAATGAATCAGTAGCAATCTGCTTTACATTCTTTAATAAATATCCTAAATTTTCTTTATCACCAATTATCTTAACTTTTAAATCTTGTATTAACTCAGTTAAATTTGAACCACTTGTAACAGACTTACTAAGATAGTCACTAATAGGATTTATAATGTCATTTGATACGCCAGCACCTAATAAAGATTCAGTTGTAATATTTACCGAATTGTTTAATATTGCTTTAAATAGTTCACCTTTACCGTTAAAATCTGAAACAATAGTACTGAAATAGTCATCTAAAAGTCCTTTTGTTTGTTCAAAACTACTTAAATAAGTATTAACATCTTGCTTATAGTCATCACTTAAAATAATAGTGTTTAATTTATTCTTAACTTTTTGAATTTGTTTAAGGTTGTTTACGCTTGTTTTAATGTTTCCGTTAACAGTTTCAAGTTTTGACATTTCAATAGTCAATTCGTTAAACATAGCTTTCTCAATTGATGGTATAGATTTCTCTAATTCATCAATTGAGTTTTGCATACTGTCGAAAATCTGACTTATTAATTCGTCTTGATTAGATGGCATTTAATGGATTTGTTGGTTGCGTGACTACCTTATTACTATCTTTATACTCTTGCGCATACTTATTGATTATATCCTTTTTACGGCTTAAATCAAAGCTTGCAAAGTCTTTATTCTCAATGAAAGCACGTTCAACAAAACTATTAATAAATAAATGTGTTATTAATGTCAAAGGATTAAATGGAGTTAATGCGTTCATTGTCATAATATCATCACTTGTCATTCCCCTTAAAGCATCTAACAAGATAATATTTTGTTGGTATGCTAATTCTTTAGGACTACCTTCGTATTTTTTTGCGATATAGTCCATTTCCATTGATTCAACTATTGAACTACTAACATTGTTTTGAGTAGCTTTACCAATTTGTTCTTCAATTACCGAAGCCGTTATAATGTCGAAATCGTTAGGTATATTAATGCTTGGTAGTTGTTCCCTTAATAATATATCATTAAACTCTAACAGCTCACTGTACCTTAGTCTATTAGTAGTATCAATAATAAAAGGCAACAATCTGCCAAATACATCACTTGAAATATTTGAAAGAAAGTTATGTGTTTGGTCGTAATCGTATGCTTTTGAAACTCCACTTTGATCCGTTGGACTTTCTGCTAAGAACTCCATATTTACAGCGCCTAACCCTTTTTTAATTAAATTGTCAATGTCTTTAGTTAGAAATTCAACAGGCTTTAAGTCTTTTTCAACATACTTAACTGGTGCCCATGCAGGAATCGCAGTATCCTCTCCACCCATTGCAGGTCTTACTTTAGTAATACCAAAAGGCGAACCACTGCTAAAACCACCACCACCACACGAAAGGCATGAGCTTGTTGTATTTCTACCAAAACTATTAGTTCTACTTATTGAACCTGTACCGTTACAAGTAGTACATTCGTTTTGAGTGAACTCTACTCTTTCAGGATATAAATGTTGTTTAATAGTAACGTTCTTATCAATGTTTTCTAATAAAGCTTGGTCAAAGTCAGGTATAATTCCAGCTACCCAAGATTCATAATAAATGTCATCGTCCTCACTTGTTAGTACACCCCCGTTTTCGATAACAGGAACGTACCCTAAATTGTGAGAATATAATAATGTCGTTGTATATTTTTCTTTTACGTGGTCACGCTTTAATAGGTAATAATTAACCGTATCAACAACTAACCATTCATGCTTATCTTGCTCAATAATTAACAAGTCATCACCAAAGTACTTTACTTTAGTAATTGAAAAACTATAAGGGATTGGTTGTATGAACTCATTAGTAGGTTTGTCTTTATATTCTTCAATATAATCATCATCTAAGACATACTTAGGAGCAATAACAACTAAACCATTTGCATCGGTTAAATAGTTCTTAATCTGATAATTAAAGAACCATTGAAGTAAATTATTATACTTAGGAAACTTTTCGAAAAGATAAGTATAAAGCGTTTCTGATTCCTTTATTTTAGGACTGTTTTTTTCGCTTGGTGTAATTATTAAATCCCTTGCTTTTTGAATCTTTGCAATTGAGTTTTGAACTTTTTTAAATGGAGCTTTTGTGATTGCTCTGTAATTGTCTTTTTTATACTTAATTGCCCATTCAGGCTCTGAAGGTTGGTAGGTAACCATCATATCTAAAGCATCATCTACTTTCCCATCTGAATGTCTTTTAAGGCTTCTAAATTCATTAACCTTAATGTCTTTTAATTCTTTGTCGTGGTCTTTTTCAATGTACTTTTCAATAAAGGATTTTGTTCCAACTTCCATGATTAATATTTTACACGTTCTTTAAGATAATCTCTTTTGTCAATCCATAAAAATGGATTCTTTACGTTTTGATGTTGTGCATAATTCCATTTAACATGATCATTATACAAGTCTTTTAATCCTTTGGACATTATATGTCCTGCCATGCTAATAAAAAAATAATTTTTTTCAATTAATGACCTTTCGGTAGGTTTTACACCTCTTTTTATTCCGTTGTCAACTATCTCAGACATAGGATAAAAAAATATGTCTTTGTATGGATTATCAATCTTAAAATCCAAATTTAATAAGCTTAAACTAAAAGCTAATTCATCGGGCATACTATCAGCCCAATCCCTAAATTCAAAATCACGTTTAATAAATAAGTCTTTTGCTTTTGTAAATATCGTTTCAGCTTGTTTTGATTTCTTAAAGTAAAGAAATGAACTTTGTAAATGATAGTAGTAAGCTTCTTTTTTTAACTTAAAATACTTACGCAAATCCCTTACTGTTTCACCCTCTTTAAACCAAAAATTGCTATTATCACTATCAACTGGGTAGTGTGCGTTTGGATGATATAAAGTAAACCCGAAATTCACATCTTTGTAAGCATTAAATAAATCGCTTACTTTTTTGTTCTTAATCCAAATTGAATCGCTGTCAATATATACAGTTTCATCAAATGGACTTAATTCGTATATCATTGTTTTTGCTAGAGGTATTTCACGCTTGCCATTTATAGTATAGTCTTTTTCATCTACTTCAATAAAATGACTAAAATATTGTTTTTCAAAGATATTAAATTTATCTTTTACCCCTGCGTTGCTTACTAATGCAATTTGAGCATCAGGATTTGAAACCCTAATGCTCATTGCAAGATTAAACGCCATTCTTCGGTAATTATCATGACCTAAAGCCACTATAATAATTCCTTTATTTTCCATTTAATTGTTAGTTTTTAAGGAAAATTAGACAATAAACAAAGTTGATGGACTTGTATAAGGTGTAGGCATTTCCATTTCTGCCCACTTAACAGTTACATTGAAGTTGATACCCTCTTGTAAGTTGTCAGTAATTGGCAAAGTAGAAGCTAATTGAATCCCTTTAGTTTGCCCCCAAATTAATGATTCAGTCGCAAAATAAACATTATAATTATTACTTGCCATTGCAAATTCATTATAAAAAGAAACGTTGTTTTTAACAGTGTAATCCATGTAAGTCAATACATGATTTCTACCTGTTAGCTGTGCGCTATTGTCACCAAATCCAGTTGATTCAACAACTACACCTCCATCATAAGAACCTCTTACATTCTTAATAACAAGTGCATCACCTGAAGCAATTAAAGCAGTCCATTCTGAATCGTTTGAAGGGTCAGTGATGGTTGCTGTTTTCTTTTTTAGAATAAGGTGTCTAACCCTTCCATTTTCAATATTTCCGCAATCATCTGCTACATAGTCAGGTATTGCTTGGCAATCGGTGTAAATACTCATAATTAATTATTTTTTTAAGTGTTTATAAACAGTTCGAATTTACAAAGTTGTAATTTGATGTACTTAATATTGTGCTACCTTGAGAAAGCGAATATCTTTCTATTGGATTAATAGTATATTCGGACTTCTTGACAAATGATTCACCGTTGATAATTACTGAATCGTGCATAAATGCAAGGTTCAATTTTTCATGCTCAAATCTTGGTATATAATCTGTCAAGAACTGCCTATTATCTTTAAGTGTAGAGCTTAGTTTTAATATAGAACCATTTGACTTTTCATACGTTGTACTTGTTTCTTCAAAATTATATTCATGCCCAAATTGAGTGCTCACATAAGCATAGTTTGTATAATTGGTATAATCGACTGTGTCAAATATTTCATTGTTAACATACTCGATTTGTACCACTTCATCATTGTATTTAGAACTAACATATAATATTTCACTTTCTGCTAATATATCAATCTCGAAAGGAGTTGCAATGTTTTGTTGGTTAGTATAAATATAAGCGTGTAGGCACTTATTGTATAAGTTAGTATAAATTGATAAGTCAAAACTCCATTTATAGCCAGTACCTGTTGCCGTTCCTAATGCTTCATATATTACAGTATTTGTTTCATCAAAGAAGCCCAAATAAGGAGCATCTCCTTCATATTCTATCTGCGTGACAAATACCCCCCATGTAGGGTATTTCTGTTCATAAGGGGCAATATTTACCCCTACTATCTTTTGATATGGATATAGAGTATCTGCCATTACGCTCTAATGTAAGTTATACTAAAATTATAGTAATATACTTCTCCTGTATTTAATACCACTGGGAAAGTTTCGATTATATCTTCAAATTTTAATATATTATCACTTGGAGATGCTACTAAAGAAGATTTATTTTGAATATAACCTACAATACTAAAAGGATAATAAACGCTACTTATAAGTTTTGTAAATCCAATATTTGATGCCCCAATTATTACTTTTGTATCTCCGTTTTTTATTAAAAAATCATTCTGTAAAGTTCCTAAAATAAACCTTCTATCAAATGAAGAATTAGTAGCTGTTAATTTACAATAACCGCTTAATGTTATGTTTTCACCGTTTCTTATCAAACTAACTTGCATACTTGTAAGTGTACCGTTAGATATAACAGGAGCAGTTGAAAATATAGCATTTGGAAATGTAGTTGTATCTATACTAATATGTTCATTATCTAACATTCCATAAGGAATAACCACCATATCTGTTTGTGTTCCACTTCCTCCTTTTTCAAATATTGTAACAGTAATATTTTGATTGTCGGGAATAGCTGTAATATTACCAATAATATAGTTCAAAGGATTTGCAACTGAATAAGCTTTGATTGCTATATTCCCCTCTGCTGAATACGAATGATAAGGTAAAGCAATTGATTTTGAATCACCTACTAATAAAGTTCCTAAATTAAATGAAGTAGATGAGTTTATCTTATTTTCGGGGTCACACCATGCAGTATCAAAATCTGTTGCACTTGCTTTTACTTTTCTTTGATTTTCTGTACCTCCTGACCAGTTGTTGTAAGAACCAATAACATTATTTATTTTAGTTACTGCTACAGACCATAAGTCAGTACCGTATATTTGAGTCCAAATTGCCATATATATTTATTTATTAATAGAAACTATTTACTGTGCAATTATAAAAATTCGCTACTTTTAATCCTGTATCAATTATATCCTGAACGGTACTGCCTGAATAATCGCCACAATCTACATTTTCAAATAATTCAATCCCTACATAACCAATTTTACCAAACCTATCTAATACTTGTATTAAATATTTTCCTATTGCTAACCCTGTAAATTGATTACTCGCTTGTTGTACTCCCCTGTTAATTGAATAAAGATATGGCGCAGTTCCACCACTTACAACTACTGTAATAGTTCCATTATCAACCCCTGACGTAGGATTGACATTTATGGAAGTAACAGATAAAGACTGTACTATGAATTTACAACTGTTTGCTTTGCTTATATACATTATTCAACGTATTCAGATTCAACATAAGGACATTCAACATAAATAAGGTCACAAGCTGATTCATTACCAAACATTCTTATTAACTCCATTTCAGCCATACCCTCTGTTGGGGTAAAGGTCAACATTTTTATAAATCCTCGATGTTCTATTGTGCTACTTTTGGAACAACTAATATAACCTTGAGGATTTGCTAGTATGTTATTAAATACCTGACTTGTCATAGGGTAACTATATTTAATACCTATAGGCTCAATGATTGGGTTGTTAATAGCATTATTCGCATCATCCCAAGATAAATTTTGATTCTCTGAAAGTAGTTGATTATTGTATCTGTCTGCGCAATTACCTTCTAATTGCGATTGATAAAGGTAATTAGATACCCCATTTGCAAACTTTGCTGATACTCCTGCCATTTTGGCATAAGCACCACTTATTAATTGATTCCATTTTAATAACATCCTTTTAGGTGTAAGCCTTAGATTATACCCTGTTTCAGCACTTAAAATGTTATTGGTTACGGTAAAGTTTTCATTTTTTTCAGCAATGTTTAATGAAGTTGCAAAGCCGTTTTCATCTTCATTTCTATTAGTGCAAATCATAAAGTTGTCATCATCAAACTTCCATGATTGAGTTGATGTAGTCATTAACTGTTGTCTACGTGTGAACTCAATTGCGTAGTGATCTGTAATATATTTGCATACCTTTATGAATGCTTTTTTAACGGTCGTTATTGGTAGGTTGTAATTATGTTGTGTTGCAAATCCATCTAATGTATTGTTTTTGTCAGTGCCTTCCTCTGTACCGTATTTCTCGAACCCTATCAAAGCGGTGTTATAAATCATTGATTCATTGCTGGCCACTGTTATTTGCTTAATATTAAGCATTTCAGCTATTTGATTATCTCCATCATAAAAATAGTCAATAGGCTCAACTTTTATAACCTCGTTATCTCCTTTCTGAATAAGTCCTAAGCCTAAGCAATGAACCGCAGATAGTGAACTAAATATATCATTAAGTGATGTCAATATAGGTTTGTCAAAGTCGCGTATGTTAAATCCATTTGTTAAGGCTGTAAATGAAGCGCAACCGTTCGCGCCATAACCTATGTCTTTTCTCCCTAAAAAATTACTTTCAAATGCTACTTGTTTATTAATTGTAGCCTGTGCAACACGTTCAAAACATTCATGTATTAAATAAGTCTTTGCCGTTGTTTCAGGGGCTAAGGTGTTAGATTTGAAAGTAACGTTAGCTACGGTTAAGTTTAAAAACCAATTTGAATTTATAGGAGGTGCAACAAGTTGTCCATAATTAGCAATTACAAAATACAATTTTACATACTCTCCTGCCAATAGATTAATATTAATTGATGTATTGGTATAACTAATTGGAATGTATATATTTTGACTTGTTACTGTTTCAAATGTACCCCAATCATAAAGCGTAGTTAATGTACCATTTACGTTTAATATTAAAGCAAAATTAAAACGTCTATTGTCTGCTGATATATCGTTAAAATCACCTAATATATCAATATTAAAATTGTAAATACCATCATAAGGAGCAATGAAATTACTGTCTACATCTCCAACTGTTCCTGCAGGGTCTGACATGATTTGAGCAAATGCTCCTGTTGCGCCTCCTATGCTTAAATCATTTGTTTTTAATAATAGTGGTAAAGCTAAATAATATGTTTTTGAATTTACTGCTTGATATATTGCTGATATAGTTGGCACTGATAATCCTATTGTTTCAAGTACACTTGTCAGTACAATAGCTTTACTGTGCATCGTCATTACATTTTCTTCGAGTGGCGCTAATGTTTCGCCTTCTATTTCAATAGTTTCAGAAAAGTTAATAATCTTGTCAGCATTATTTTTAATTAACATTGAGTTGTTACTGTCTTCTAAATTTACCTTACAAGAACAATAACCGTTAAATAAGTCTTGAAATCTTGATAGGTTTACGCGACCTGTAAACATCGTTTCATATTCATACGAAGCATTGCATCTTTCCTCAATACGTAATAATAAAATCTTTTCAATACCATAATCATAAAACGCATTTGAAATAATAGTATAACCAGTCCCCACAAACTCTAAGTCAGTAGAAAAGGTAACGAATATGCCATGATAATTTTCATCACGTGCTAATGTAAACTTACATTTATCCCAGCCTATCGGTTCGTCAATTACAGTTTCAACTGTATCATTTATAATTGTAAATCTAAACTCCATTATGATAGGTATCTATTGTTCAAACTTTCTTGTTTTAAATTCTCTGAATAAAGATAAGTCTTAAACCCTTCTTTATCTAATGAAATGTGATTCTTTGGCATACCTCGCAATTCTTTTGCTAATGAATCGGTATTTAAGTTTACGTTTGAAATTCTTTGCCCTGATAACATCATGTTAGCTAGTTCAGGACTTAGTTCTTTACGTCTTATGCTTTGTAACAGAGGCTTAAACTTGCTTGTTTCCTCTGCTGTCATTACTGATTCACCTTTTGATAGCATAGCGTGTATTTCATCGCTTGTTCCTGTACCTTTTCCTTGTAAATCAATTACCCCTTTTGCAAATTTTGGTGTAGGTTGTGAAGCTACTAATCCAGCTTGTATTGCACCACTCGCAATAATTAAGGCGCCTAATGCAAATCCCCCGGGGCCAGTTTTAGCGAATGCTTTTGCTACTCCTTCGGCTGTGCTTATAGCAATATTTATTAAAGCAATAGCTTTGTCTTGTTCAAACTGCTTTCTTTTTATCTTAGCTTCTTCCGATGCATACTTCTTAGCAATAGCATCTTTTTTAGCTTGGTTACCTTCGGCTAGTTTTAATTCCCTTTCTTCTTTATCTTGCAAATCTATTAATGTAGCTGAATTTACATTTGATTGATATTGGAATATAGCGTTTAATCCTTGTTTTAAAACATCAACAGTTTGTTGCGCTATCTCTTTTCGTGTTGCTTCTTTTTTCTTATCGCTTTCAATTATTTTATTATTAGCCTCATCATTTAATTTTACTTTTTCATCTGCTATTTTACGCTCTAATGCAATATAATCTTCACTATTTAATGTTAATAATAATAGTTTTTCTTCGTCTGCTTTTATTGTTTCTTCAAGTGATTGCTTTGCAAATTCAGCTTCTATTTTTTCACGTTCTTTTAGTTTTTCTTCTATTGTTAAATTGTTGCTTTCGTATAATTTTATTAATGTTTCTGCGCGTTCAATTCCTATTTTATCTTGTTCAATTGAATTTTGTCTATCTAGTGTTTTCTTTAAATTATCTTCTTCTTTTAAATGTTGGTCATTAACTTTCTTGCTCCATTCTTCGTTTGCTTTAAGTCTAGCATCTAAATCGTCTTTTGTTTGTTTCTCTATTTTTTTACCAATAGTTACGACATTGACTAGTGTACTTTCTTCATCTTGCTTTTGTTTAGTGTTTAAAATGTCGCTGTATTTCTTATAAATATCAATTCTTTTGCTATTGAATTTATCTTCAATTTTTAATACATCTAAGGCGGTGCCTCCTGCGTTTAGGGCTTTTTGCTTAGCTATTTCCTCTTCATGTTTGAGCAAATTTAAGGCATCATCTACAAGTTTTTTTTGCGCTGATTCACGAGCCTTGCGTTGTTTTTCAGTTTCTTTTTCCTCTTCCTTTGCTACTTCATCAAAATATTTTTTTCTTACATCTTCTAATATTTTTTGATGTAATTTTGTTTTTTCTATCTCTGCTTTTTGAGCAATAACAAGTCTTGTATTTTTATCAAACTCTGTTTTGTCGCTTAATGTCGCTACTGAATGAAGTCTATCAAGTAAAATACTACCTTCTTCATGTTCAATATATTTTCTTCTTTTTTCTTCTAATTCCTTTAATTTTTCTTGCTGCGTTTTTAATAAATTCGCTTTTAAAGACGTTTGGTCATTATATCTTTGTTCAATTGAAGTTCTTTCATCAATGCCGTTCTTTTTAGCTAATTCAATAAATTTTTTATAGTCATCTTCGACATACTTTTGCACTACTCTTGATTTCTTTTCAGCTAAAGACTTAACAGCATCTTCTTCAGTTTCCGCCCATTCATTTAACTTATCTACAACTTCACCTAATGTACTAACTATTGACTTTAATATTCCACTATTACCGTTCCCAAGTTTTACCATGAATTGATCCCACGAATCACCTAAGTTTGAAATAGTACCCCCTAAAGTTTTAGATTGAGCATCCATTAAACCAGTAAACTTACCTCCATTTGTAGTTAAATTTGTAAATGCTTGGTCTATTTCTTTGTATCCAATTTTACCTTCTTCAACATACTTCTTTAAAGCCAATCCACTTATCCCTGTTACCTTTGCGAGTTCGTCCCACATTGGAATACCTCTGTTAGTAAATTGATTTATATCTTGTGTCATTGCTCTACCTTGCGTTTTGATAGTACCAAAAAGATATGCAATTTCTGACAATGGAGCACCAATACCAGCACTAACATCACCAAGCTTTCTTAATGTTTTTTCAATGTCGCTTGATTCAACTCCAAAAGCTAATAATTTCTTTGTTGCTTCAGCTACTTCAGTTAATTCAAATGGAGTAGTTTTAGCAAACTGAACTAATTGAGACATTAATATATCAGCTTGTGCTTTACTTTTAAGCATAACCTCAAATGACTTAGTTAATTGCTCATTCTTTACCGTAGCATCTAAAACAGACTTCCCAAAAGCGACAACCGAACCAATAGCAAAGGCTCCTGCGATGGTTGAACCTATTCCGCTAAATCCTGACTTTAGCTTTTCTGTTTGTTTGTTTGTATCTGTTAATTTTACCCCTAACTCCTTCGCTTCACTTTGCAAAGCGTGCATTTTTTGCTTATAAATATCAAGTGTTTTACCATCAAATGTTTTACTAGCCTGATTGCTTATTTTTTGATATTCTGCTTGCAGTTGGTTAGTTCTATTAATTACCGAGTTAATAGATTTATTTAAGTCGGCAACCGAAGTTTTAGCATCTGTCGATTGATTTTTTAAAGCTGTTGTAGCCTTTTCAATCGAAGTTGTAAGCCCATTATATTTTACTTTTGCTTCATCTATATCAGTTGAATCAACTGAAAAAACGGTCTTTACTACTTTAATATCGGTTGCCATAATTATTTTTTATTAGCTTGTTTTTCCATTTCTTCAATAAACAAATGGTATTCGTATATTGTTAGCCCTCTAATGCTATTGAGTTCTGTAATGCTTCCTTTTGCAAGATTAACTCGCTCGCTAAATCTCCTTTCAATACCTCTGGTGAAAGATTGAGCAAGATGTTGTCTATTTGTAGAACCGTTAATTGTCTTACCTCGTGGTTCATTTTGGTAAAGGTCTTTAAATCTATTTTTGAGAAATCTAAAGAGGGTATTAAGTTTTGTAAAGGCAAGACTTGGAAAAAATCCATCAATTTATCTTTTTTCCATTCTTTTAACTTTTTTTCATTATATGCAAAGTCATAAACTAAAGGACTTTCATTGTCATCAAAGAAAACTACACTTGCTAATTTAAGAAGTAAGTCAGGGTCACTAACTAGGCTTAATCTTAATTTTAAATCATGGTTTAATTTTACTACCTCGGTTAATTTACCATTGTTACAAGCGTTTTCTATTGCTTCATTGTGGGCTAATAAGAACGCCCTATCGCATTTCATTGTAAGTTCATCGTAATAGCTTACAGCAGTAAATGCACGCTCACATGGGATATTGATATAATCCGACATTTGATAGTAATTTTTGCCGTTATGTTTAAAGGCAAATTCAATTACATAGTTCGTTTCTTTACTCCATTTAGGAGACTTCGAACTAAAGAATTTTGTTAGTTTTTCTTTTAGTTTCATTTATTCAATTGGTTATCAATAATAGATTCAATTTCATTTACCATTAATTTTGATAATAAAGATTCATTTGATTTTAATATTATTCTTGTCCCTTTTTCAATACTTTTCTCAAAATATGGATTTATAAATAATGGTTTGTCATAGATGATCACTTCTCTTATTTCATATAAATCTATAGGACAATCACCTAATATTTTTTCATGTTGAATAGTTTCTTCATTACAGAAATAACACGGTATTTTTATTTTAAACATAGTTTCATTCTTTGTAAGATATTGATAATAAACAACTATAAACCTCGCACAATGCGAGTGTTAGAAATCCACACAGGATAGCTTGCAATGTAACACCGTTTGCCAATGATACCGCAATTCCGTACCACCAACCCATACACGTTGGACAACCTATAACTGGTTTTAATAACCATATTGATTTATATTTATGTAAAAATTCAAATATCATTCCATCCTCTGTACTTTGATAAACGGTTATTACAATAGCCGTTGCAAGTAATACGCTATCGTAGATACTCATAAGTAGCTGTTGAATTAGAGTTAATAAACGTTAAAATAAAGCAATTGTAAGCTACGCTATTAAACGTTAACTCAATAGGCGTTTCATAATCTGAGGTTTCGTAAATTTTAAGTGTAAACTCTCCAGCATTGCAGTTAAATAAGTTAGGCGTTAATACCGATAAATCCAAAGCGCATTCATTTGAAATAGCCGTATCCAAGATAACCTCTAAAGAATCGAATTTGTCCCATATTTCAAAAATGTAATTCGTTCCTGTTTCAAGTCCTTTTATTTTGATTTCTTGTAAGCATTGCGACATTGGAACAGCATTATAGCAGTTGCAATTGTCCTGTTGTAGTAAGTAACTCATAAAGCAAAATTATCTTTAATTGAATTACTTTATTGTCTATTGTGCTACAAATGCAATGACTTAGTGAAGTTGTAGTGGAATGTTGAATAGTAGTACCGCTGACAGTCCAAATTGTGAGTTAGTTTACTGTCTGACTTATCAATACTATTGTCCTCTAATACCTTCACGTTCAAATTATCCTTGATTGAATAAATACATTTAGGGTGAATTAGGCATTTCTTATGCTTTTCGAAAATACTATTATACAACTCCCTAGACTTCTTATGGCTTGGATTTGCTCTAGGTGTCTTAATAGCCGTAATAGGTATATTCAATTCACGTTTAATAATTGAATACATTGAATCCAAAGCGCTTGTACTCTTTTCCCTTGCCCATCCACTCGCATCTCCTGTTACGTATATTTGGCTTTTGAAATAGTCTTTAGTTTTGATTAGATCCGTTACGGAATATATAGAACTATCTTTTAACCTGATCTCATCTATTTGATAAATGAAATCATGCGTATGCTGAAATACGGCACACGTAGCTGGGTTAACATTAAAGTCAAATGATAGGTAAACGGGCAAACCCTCTTGATAAACAGCCTCATTGCTTACGTTTCTTGTAGGCTCAAAAGCATAAGCAAATAGGTTTTCGTTTTCCCTTACCTCCCAGTCACCATTAACCATTCTTTCAAATATTAATGAAGTCGTAGTTGCTCTTAATTCTTCAATAGCACTTTCAGGAATGTAAGGGTTATCAGTAATCTTTGAAGGTATATAAGCCCAGTTTGAGGGCAAAGTGTTATCTTTCCACCTATCATAAAAAAGTTCTTTTACCCAACCTGTCGAAGGGTTACACGTCGCTAAAATTAACGGCTTAGGTTGGTTTGGTATCAAATGAGAATAAGAAAACACACGGCTATTGACTACGTTAAACGTATCTTGATTACATTCGTTTATTTCATCAAATCCTGCCCCGTTAATCTCTAAACCTCTGAATCTGTTTAGTTCCTTATCGGTGTCATAGCTTTCAGCCATAAACATTATTTGAGAACCATTTTTATAATAGACAATATAATCTTGATTATTAAACTTTTCAATGTAGTGATTAATACCCATGTGGTAAAGCTTAAAAAATGAGGGTATTAGCGTTTTTTTTAGTGTAGGTAATGACTTACGAATCATTACCCACTTACTACCTTCGTGTTTCATCGCGAGGCTGTGCATCATTAAGCATAACCAGAAACTTTTACCACCCCTAATCGCCCCACCATACAGAATAATATTCTTATCCTGCTGTGTTGCTATTTGCTTAGCTTCGATTTGCTTAGGCGTTGGGTTGATTACCATATTACCAGTTTAAAATCGCTCCATCTTCGTTTTTGTTCTCTGTCTTAACTTCTTGCTTAGATCCATTTAACTTATGGTTCTCTTCGTCTGTTCCACAAAGTTTATAAAGGGCAATTTGCAAAGCTGGAGCTTCTGCTTCCTTCCATTTTTTGCGCATAAAAGACTTGGCATCAACTTTGTTAAAGTCTAACATTGCTTTTATTTCGTTACATTCGTGACTATCTATTGGAAACCATTCATAAAAAGTTTTTTTAGCTATCGGTAAAAATGATACAACTTCTTCAAGAAATATCAATTCTTTTTCTTTAATAAGCCTTTTAGCTTGCTCTAATATTGCTTTTCGGTCGTATGACATCATACCTATGATTTTTCACAAATATATAAAAAAAACTACTAAAATCAATTAGTAGTTTTACTTTTTCATAATATTCGGTTTATAAAAATGGTTTTTTATACGGTTTGAATAATGATTTAAACCAATTTTTTGAATACTCAAAATCACTATTAATTTGTACACCTTCAAAACAATCGCCTTTATTTATTCCAGTTGTTGCGACTATTCTAGTGTCATAATACACTAACTGCGGTTTATCCCAATCAATAATTTCAGGTTTAACAAGTTTCAACCCATACTTATTGATTTTGGCTAAATCAAACAAATCATGGCCATCATCGCACTTTACAATAAGAAACTCCTTGTATTTGTGGATAATTTCGTAATTGCTTATAAAATCCCCTACTTTTAGGTCTTTAAATTCTTCGTTTGTCATAATATTTTGGTTTATAATTTCTGCCCATTTGTTTTGGGTTTTATCGTAAATACATCTAGGTGATCTGTTCTCATCTTTTACATAAATATGCCCGATAGAACTGTAAAAGAAAGGCTTAGTATTACATATATATATATTTCCATCATATATACTTTTAATATTAGTACCTATTGCGTATTCACGTATTGCTTTTTCTAGTTCTGAATTAGATATTATTGAGTATTCACCTCTTACTAAACCATCGAATGAATACACTCCAGCAATACCATCGTTATCGTCTACTGCTATAATTGTATTCTTAAACTTCGCTTCTACAGTCAAAGAATAGCATTCGCTTTTTAATTTATTACCTATTTGTAAATTGTCGAATTGATCTCTTGTTATTGTTTCCATAATTTAAATAATTTATCGCGCATCTTTGTTGGTTTTCATTCACAAATATAAACAACTTTGTTTAAATTTCAAACAATTGTTTAAATTCTTCCAATGATCTGATTAAATAATATTTCAAACCTTGGTTTTCGACCTTTTCTTTAAACTGTTTTTGATAAGGAGAAATAACGCCTGTAAGCGTTTTGAATTCTACAAACATACAAACGCCTTTGTGAATTATTATCGTGTCGCTAACACCTCTTAAAAGCCCTGTATTGACCTTTCTTTGTTGGCTTCCATTGCTTTCATTTGGAACGCTAAACATTATACCTATATTATGTCTTGCGTAATTATTCGAGTACCAAATAAAACAATCTTGCTGAATTTTACTTTCTGTAACCTGTTTCATAATTTGTAACCTGTTTGTAACCTGTTTGTAACCTGCTAACTTGTTGAATTTTAGTTTTGTAACCTTGTAACCTAAAAATATATATAAACTATGTATATATATATATAATCATCATCATCATTTATATTTTTTTTTAAATATAGGATTCCAATTATTTTTTTTTTTAGGTTACAAGTTACAATGTTGATTGTCAATAACTTAATGAATCTAAAGGTTTCATGTATAATAAATATCCTTTTTTCAATATTTCATTTACTCGGTAAAGTTTTAATTCTGCTTTATTCTTTATTAAAACCTCTTTTAACTCATATTTTGTAAATTGTGTTTTATGCTCTTTATTGAACATTTCTAATAATTCGCCTTGATTGTACACTACTTTAGCATTAAAATAAGTAGTTTCTTCAAAAGAAAACCAGTTTAAAAACAAATCTTCGAATGGTAAAACCATTTCATTTTCTAAAGTTGAGTTCTTTAAAAATTCAATGTCTTCTTTTTTTCTTACGCTCCAGTCAAAACCTTCTTTATAAAGTTTATAGGCTTGCGCCCATAGTTGCGTTTTGTCAATGCTTATCATATTGTCGTAATCAATATAATCTACATTTATAGCTAATATACGTCTATTACCTGTAACGTCTTTTAAAATGTCTTTTTCATTTGTCGTACCTGCTAATATTGCACGCCTTTTAAACGATTTTGAATTTTTGGTATATGCTTGGCGACAATCAATAAAGTTTTTATCTGATAACGCTTTGTAATCTTTAGAATCTTTAAAAGCTTTTCCTCCAAATTCATCATCTAAAATAATTAATTTTTTGGCCATCAATATTAATGAATCCTTATCGGCTCCGTCAATCCTTGATTCTGCGTAATATTCTTTCAATTCATTAGGCATAAGGTTTCTTATAAATGAAGTTTTTCCTATTCCTTGATTACTGCCACTTAATACTAAAGTCAAAGGACATACAATAGGGTCAAATTCACTTGCGCACCAATTATGAACTGCCCCAACTAGCCATTTTTTAAACGCCCAAACATTATAAGTTGAATAAGGTAGTAAGCATGAAGCATACCTATCAATTATATCTTCATCATTCGATTCATTGCTTAAAAAAAAGTTTTTAATAGGGTCAACAATAGGTATACAAGAAGAATTTAAAACGGATCTAATATCGGATATTTTTATTTTTTCGTTGATTATTCTATGTGATTCTAATAGCATATCGTTTTCATGCTTATCTTCTATCTTTATATTTTTTAAACATACATCATGCGTTAATGTGTTAAATGTAGGGTCGTATGCTTGAAGTATAAAGTCTTTAAGTTTGTCAAGTTGTGTTTTTGATTCATTAACGCCATCACTAAAGTCATAATTTGAGGCAATAAGTTCATTTATTAAAACTTCTTGTTCTTCATTTATATCAATGTCATGTACTGTCTTTAGGTGCTTTTTTTGGTCATCTAAACTTGGCTTTCCCTGGCTTTTTGCTATTTTAACCGAACTTATTATTTGTTGAGTTTCGAGCGAATAAAGTTCAATTCCAGCTTCCTTACAATAATAATAAAACGTGTTTATTCTTATACCTTGATTTCCTGATTTTAGAAAGTTAGAATAGTCTTTTGAAGCTTTTTTATAATCGTATTTGCCTCCATACTGGCAAATTTGATGAAATACATCTTCGCCATTATGGCCAAATTTATCCGCTATTGCAAATCCAATACTCATGTACCTTTTATATTCTTCTTGACAAATGTCAATATGTCTGTTTGCAATTTGCCACAAAATATTATTAAAGTCCGAAGGAACATAAATATATTCTTTTACCTTAATTTCTTTTTTTGGTTTTGCCTTTGCTACAAACCTACTTGCTTTGTCATTTGTAAAAATATCAGGGTCATAAGAAATAAAACGCAATCGGTTTATATTCTTACAACTTGCATCTATTACTATGTCATAATTTTTATAAAAGTGCTGCGCCAAACCTTCAAATGATTCTATAAATTTTGTGCTATCAATTTTCACAAAAATAACAACACCATCACCACCAAAGCTACGGTGTAAAATAGAAGTGTATTTGTCATTTTTAAGTCGTTCCAATGATGTATTATCAATATCGCAATCAATATCTATCAAAATATATCCGTTCATTTCGAGTACATTTGATGATTCCTTTTTACCTGAGTTCATAACAGTAGATCCAGTAATACAAGGCGCTTGTATTTTCATTGCTTTATATCCTGCAATATCCCCTTTTTGTTTAAACACCCTTGCATTTATTACAAAGTCTTGCCATGTTCCGCGCCTAATATCAGAAACGTAATCTGTTAATAATATTTGAGTAGGCGTTGTGCTTTGTACGTTGTTGTATAAGCTAGTTTTTACCATAATATTTTTGAAGTTTTTCGTTTACTTTAGTTTCAATTTGTGATTTTTTTCTATTGCAAGTTCTTGGCAACTTGTCGTAAAATTTAAAATAACAGCCGTTAATTAATTGGTTAATTCTTTTTCCGTTATTTTTTTGGTACAGTTCATAGCTTACCCCGTGACGAATAAATAGGTTTACAATTTGGTCAATTAATATTTGAATTGCAAAATGTAAATCGCCATTATTTCGTAAAGTATAATTTATTATTTTTTCAGCATTAGGAACAGGTACCTGATTAGAGTTCAAAATTTGAACAATATCATTTGATTCATCCTTTTCTCTTTTTTCTTTTGGAAGTTCTTCATGTCCACATTCTGGGCAAATAGTAGATTTTTTATCGTACAATAGTCCACACGCTGAACATTCTTGTATGTTTACAGCATCATCTTTTTTTCGTCTTGGCTTTTTTAATCCATTATAAAATATATGGCTCCAGTCTCGCTCAGACGACCAGCTTCTATGTCTTTCAATATTACCGCCACCATCAATACAAATAAATGAATCTTTGTATTGATGGTCTGTAATTCTTGCCCCACGACCTACGATTTGAAGCCATAAACTTAATGAAGTAGTTGCTTTATTAACAATTATACATTCAACATCGGTAACGTCAAAACCTGTTGTAAAGACACCAACATTTAGCAAAATGGCATCACGTTCATTTTTAAACCATTCTACTACTTGATGTCTTGTATATTCAGATTCGTTTACTGAATCGAACATTTTTACATTTAATCCTTCATTTGAAAATGATTCATAAAGTTTTAAATTATTTTCACAACTTGAATTAAAAACCATTGTTTTTTTACCTAAACAATATTTTTTATAATTCAATAAAACATTAAAGACTGCTTCATGTTTATTGTATTCACTATTTTGTGAGGCAGTTGAATATTCGCCTGTGTTATCAGTTTTTAAATTATTTAAATTAATATACTGCTCTACAAAATCAATATTTTGAACTAATTTACTATCTTGTATTAATTCAGAAATTGAACGACCTACTACAATAGTTTCATAAAATTCAGACATTGTAACATCTCTATTCCATTCTTCAGCTTCTTCATTGTGACAATCAAAAACATCATTATTAACTTCACCGCATGACCTACATTTGAAAAACTTTTTCTTTTGCAATAATACAGGCGTTGCCGTTAACCCTAATACTTTGCAATCGAATAAATCAATTACTTTATTAAAATCCATTCGATGTGCTTCGTCTGCAATAATTAAATCAGGTTTAAAATCTTGTTTTTTCAACCTATTGTAAAAAGTTTCAACCATAGCAACATATATTTTTGCTTCATGTATTTTTTTGACTTTTGCGGTTATTGCGGTTGCATCTATGCCAAAATTTAAAAATGTTTTTATGGTTTGTTCTACAAGTTCAGAACGATGTACAAGTACTAATATAACGCCTTCATATTGTTTGACAAATTCTGACATTACTACAGTCTTACCTCCTCCAGTTGAAAGTTGATAAAGTACTTTTCTGTGAGTTAAAAAAGCATTTTTAATTTCATAAATTGATTTTTTTTGATGTTCATAAAGTTTTATTTCCATAATTTTATAAAACAAGAAACCCATTAAAAGTAGGTCGAAGGCTACTAATAATGGGTTCTTTTTTTGGTTATTAACCAATTTCTTTATATCAGCTTCGACTCTGATACTGCAATACTACAAAATTACTTTTACATTACCAAAAAAAAACACCCATATTTTTAATCTCTTTGTTTTGGCTTTTCATTTTAGTAAAGCCCCTAATTAAAGGGGCTATTAAGGTTTAGAATAAAGTTGTTTGTTGTTTTTTTAAATCAACAGCTTTATAATGTTTTATACTTAAATTATTGTAAGATTCTTTTAATTCACAACCTTTAAACCTACGGCCATTTTCAAGACAAACAACTCCATCAGTTCCAGCACCTGAATAAGGTGAATAAACTAAATCATTAGGATTTGTATAAAGTTCTAAATGTCTTTTTAATGGTTCTTTTTGAGTAGGTGTTAAATGTTTTTCATCATTAGTGGCTTTTGCATCTTTAACATTTATTACATCGCTTGCATCAATGTCACCAAGTGGCCATACACCTTCAGCTATTTTACACCAATAATCAAAAGGTAATCCATTTTTTTCATGATTAACAGGATTTTCATTTATCCCAGCTTTTCTAAATGAAAGCATATAATCATTATAAACAGGCCTATTAACACAACTATCTTTTTTTGTAGTAGCATGAAGTAGTTGAATGTTTTTAGTTCTTTGGGCTACTATTTTAGGGTCTTTATAAATCACAACTTCAGCATGAAATCTCCATCCATGTTTTTGCATGGACTTAATAAGGTCACCTCTAAAATCAATAATTTCTAAATACCCATCACGGCCAATACTTTTTGATAATTGAGTACAATGCATTGTAAGTAATCGGCCAGTCTTAGTTATTCTCAATAATTCAGGAATAACAAAGTCAAAATGTTTAAAAAACTCCTCATAAGTTTTATTATTACTTAAATCTCTTGGATCATCAGAGTACATAAATAAATCACTAAATGGAGGTGAGAAAATTGAGTAATCAATTGATTCTGTTGGAATAGTTTTTGTATATTCTGTACTATCACCTAATGTTTGCTCCCAACGTTCGCCTTTTTCAGTAATAAATTGGCCATTGTTTTCAATTTTACTTTCAAATGAATTATTCATTGAATCTTGCATTTGCTTTTGCATATTTTCAAATTTTGATTGTTTTTGCTTAATTGATTGTATTACGTTGCCCATTGTTTCAACTATTACAAGTAAAATATTAACTTGTTGTGTTTGGCCAAACCTCCAGCTTCTTCTCATTGCTTGGTATAAACCTTCAAAACTAAAATCAAAACTTAAAAATATTTGATTTCTGCAGTTCTGATAATTTAGGCCATATTGAGCAATCTTAGTTTTTGTAATTAAAACCCTAAACTCATTTTTAGCAAAACCAATTAACCTTGCTTTTTTAATTTCATTTTTATGGCCACCATTTACACTTAAAGAATCAGGTATTAATTTTAATAATTCTTCTTCTTCTTCATTTGACTTAACCCAAATAATATAATTTTCAGTTGAATTATTAACAATTTCAGCAACTTTAATACATCTTTCAGCTTGAGTAACTTTTAATTCTTTATAAAAGTCAGTAGCCGAAACTGATACATCATTAAATAATTTTCCATTATCTTGTTTAGGCACTTTAATTTCAAGTTCTGAAACATTAAGTGGTGGTAAAATATAACCATCATCATTAAAGCCAATATCACTGGGTTTTGAAAGCATTAAAGCCCATGATGAAACCCAATTCCAGAAATCTTTTTCAGCGTGTTTTTTAAGTCTCCATTTTGAAATAGTATGGTCTTTATTGAAAGCATCATTTATGAAAAATGTTGAAACCATATCTTTTGATTTCATCACCCCTAAAAATTCAGAATGATTACCTAATTCTAAATGGTCATTTGGTGAAGGTGTGGCTGTGCAAGCTAATTTATAAGGAGTATTAATAAACTTCTCAATAATTAATTGCTTTGTAGCACCTGAATAGTTTTTAAGTATTGAGCTTTCATCTAATACAATTCCACTAAAAAGACTGCAGTCTATATTTTCAAGTTGTTCATAATTTGAAATATAAATCTTTGGTAACAAGTTATTATTAGTATATTCTTCTACTTCAACACCAAATTTAATACCTTCATTTATAGTTTGGCCAACTACGGCCAAAGGTGCTAAAATAAGTACAGGCTTATTTGTATGTAATGAAACTTGATAAGCCCATTCAATTTGTTGAAATGTTTTTCCTAATCCGCAATCTTCAAAAAGTGCATACTTGCCAGCTTTTAAAGCACGTTTTACACAAAACTTTTGAAAATCAAATAATTTTTCATTTAATTTTTCAACATCAAAACCACTTTCTATAAATGATTTCTTTTTTGTTTCTAAAAACTCTTTATATTCCATTATTTTAATAATTCAAATGTGAATTTTAATGCAAAATCAATGCAGTTCTGCACACCTGCTTTTTGGCCTTTTTTTATTAAGTGAATTTTGATCCTGTCAATTGCTTCAATCGACAAAGATACTGTTGCCTTTTTTGTTTCCATGCCACAAATGTAAACAAAATATATTACAATACAACACAATAAAAAAATAATTTCAATTTATTTTTATTTAAACAAAATTTGTTTATATTTGTGAATGGAATTACAAGAAATACAAATATTAAGAAAACATTTTATTGATGTATTCGAGGACAACATTAATGAGGATGTAGATTACCTATGCGTTAAATTTTTTGACGTTATACAAGCTTTAGGAGGCCTGAATGGGTTATTAAATGAGTTAATAACAGATACTGAATGGGATTTCAATACTGACCACTATTTAAAATCTAGATACTTATAATTATGAATGACGAATTAATTGAGGAACTTGGAAAACGAAAGTATAACCTTTCAAAAATTGAAAAGGATTTAAATATTCCAAAAAATACGCTTTATCAGGCGTTAAAAAAACAAAGGGATATACCTTTAAAATATCAGGAATCAATCAAAAATTACATTAAAAACAACTATTAAAATCATGGGACAAATTAAAGGAAAAGTGCACGCTATTTTGGCGGAACAAAAAGGAGTAAGTCAATCTGGTAAAGACTGGGCAAAGATTGATTTTGTGATTGAAGAGGTTGAAGGGCAATACCCGAAAAAAGTAAGTTTTACAGCAATGGGCGAAAAAATACTACCAGTTGTGAAAACGCTTGCAGTTGGCCAGCTGGTTGAGGTACACTACAACCTAGATGCACGCGAGTATAACGGAAAATGGTTTACTAACATTAACGCTTGGAGAATCGACAAAAACAGCGAAGGCATCACCAATAAGGAATCCCAACCAGATCTAGGGGCTGACGATTTACCGTTTTAAAACCCTTAAAAATAAGTGATTAAAAATTTTTTCACTTATTTTTATCTATTTGTTTGTTTATATTAAAACAATTTGTATCTTTGTATCACCATAAACGGTTAAGAAAATGAAAGGCTTACAAATATCATCAAGCATAATGGCAAGAATTAAATCTATAGTTAATACAACTGATTTAACAGACGCAAATGAAATAATAGCTTTAGCAGTTAAGCAAGAAGAAATATTTTTAAATGAAATGATGGAACAAAAAACAGAAAGAAGCAAAATTGCTTTTAAAACAATAATGAAAAAAACATACTGCACAGCTGTTTTAAACAGCTAAAAAAACAAAGAAAATTCAAGAAAATTAATGTCAATAAGATAAATAACTAAACCATGAAAACTTTCAAAATTTTATACAACGATGTTACGTACATTCGTTTATCGAGAGATCACCAACAAGCGCAACACGATTTTATGCGCGAATTTAACATCCACTGGTCACAAATTGCAGGCATAAACCAAGTACGAGATGAACAAGTTAAATAAAATGATACTAGATGCATTAAACACCCCTTCGGGAGTGGCAAGGGATTTGAAATTCATTAGATGTCGTAAACTAGCTAAAAAATTAAAACAATGAGATACGAATTGAGAGAGTTGCAAAACGGGTTTGAGGTTCTCCCCCCACTTGCAAAAAGTGACAAGAAAAAAGAATTAGTAGATTTATGGCTAGGTTACCCGACCGTAATAGTAGACACATTCACCGATAAACGCACAAAAAAATGAAAAACATCGCAACAGCATTGGTACTCGCTCAATCAGAAATGAGCAATCCCGTAAAACAGGCTTCAAATCCTTTTTTTAAATCAAAATACAGTGATTTGAACGCAGTAAGGGAAGCAATCCTCCCAATCCTTAATAAGCATAAAATAAGCGTGTTACAGCCTATTTGTCAAATTGACGGGAAAAACTACGTTAAAACTTTATTGCTTCATGAAAGCGGTGAAACACTTGAAAGTAATACAGAAATAATTTTTAACAAGCTTAACGATGCGCAGGCTCAAGGTAGCGGGATTTCTTATGCTAGACGTTACGGACTGCAATCGTTTCTTTGTGTCGGGGCAGACGACGACGATGGTAATAAAGCAAGCGCAGTAAGTATTAAACCGCTTGCCACAGATGAAAATTTGACTAAAGCTAAATTAAAAGGCGCTACTATTACCGAGGTAGAAAAATATTATACACTTACAGAAAAACAAAAAAATGAATACTAATCTAAAAAACATCAACCCTATCCATGTAAGTTTGGATAGGGTAGGGATTGAAGAGGTTTCTGAAAATCTAATCGAAGCTTTTAAAAATGGCGAATTAGATGCTTTAGAAATGGATTGTAAGCTAAAATTTGCAGAGGAAAGCATAAAGGCATCACGGGAGAAAATCAAGCCGTACGTGATGAAAAAAGAAATAGGATCTATTCACGAACTTTTCGGGTGCAAGGTTTCAAAACGTAACGGATATGCAATCCTAGATTTTGAACAAGACGCAGAATATGCGATGTTAAAAAAGCAATTAGACGAACGTAAAGCGTTGTTAAGCCAAAGCTTTAAGACAGTTCACAATGTAGTAACCGAACAAGGTGAAATTGTACCAAAACTACCTGTAAAGTCATATACCAGCGATTCAATAAGCTATACATTTAAGAAATGATACACGGCGAACCAAAAAGCGCACAGGATGAACGAAAACGCCTGTGCGATATAGTTAAATCTAACTACGAAAAAAAAGAAAGCAAATTTATTATTCTTATCGGAAAAGTTTACTATCATAAAGATGCCGGGCGCGTTACATTAGCCGAAAATGCGACTAAGCTAAATTCTAAAGAAGTTAACGCAGTTGCAAAATCAATCTTCAAATCTAAAGTTATTAAAATATGACAAAATTAACAATTATCATGGCAGGCATTGCAGGAAGTCTTGCAGTTGTATATTCTGTGTTGTTTCTAGTTCGATTTATTCGCGATTATAACGAAGCAGAAAAGGCTAATAAAAAATTTTACGATGAAAATGATTATTATTTATGAAAATACAAATTAAACACCGCTTTAATAGTTCAATTCTATTTGAACATGAATGCGAAAACAACACGATTAAAGAAACATTAATTCAAGGTATTAAGACGGGCGCTAACTTACAATTCGCTAACTTACAATTCGCTAACTTACTAAACGCTAACTTACAATTCGCTAACTTACAATTCGCTAACTTACGAAACGCTAACTTACGAAACGCTGACTTACAATTCGCTAACTTACGAAACGCTAACTTACGAAACGCTAACTTAGAAAGCGCTAACTTACAAAGCGCTGACTTACAAAGCGCTAACTTACAATTCGCTAACTTACAATTCGCTAACTTACGAAACGCTAACTTACGAAACGCTGACTTACAAAACGCTAACTTACGAAACGCTAACTTAGAAAGCGCTAACTTACAAAGCGCTGACTTAGAAAACGCTAACTTACGAAACGCTGAGTTACCCATTTTTTCAAAATGGAATGTATCTATTATTTCCAATAAAATTATTAAAATAGGATGTAAAGAAAAAACAATTTGCGAATGGGATTTATGGTTTGCAAGCAAAGAAGAATTTTCCACAAAAAGAGGGACACCTGAATTTAAGCAAATCGAAGCTGTGTATTTAGCGCACAAAGCTTACTTAACACATTTAAACTTATAAAAATTATGGCAAAGATAGATATAGAATTTAGAAAAATACTTGTAAAAGTATTAACACAAGGTATTGAATACAATAACGAAAGAAGGAATGTAAAGCGTTTACAAATCCCTAGCTACACCTTTAGGAATGATTTTAAAGACGGATTCCCAGCCTTAACGCTTAAAAAATTAGCGTTTAAAACCGTGGTTACAGAGTTGCTTTGGTTTTTGAAAGGTGACAATAATATTAAATTTCTTAACGAAAATCACTGTAAAATATGGAATAAGGATGCGTATAATTGGCACGTTAAAAACGAAGAAACGCCACTAAGCGAGGATATATTTTATGACTTAGGGCAAGGGTCTGTCGGTCAAAATTACTCAGTACAATGGCGTAATTTTGGGGGTAAAGTTGACCAAATAAGTAACCTTATCCGAGATATGAAAGCCGATATTATGAGCAGTAGATTAAAAGTTCAGGCATGGAATCCTTTAGAACTTGACAAAACAGCATTACCACCATGCCATTCACAATTTCAGATTATAGGTGTTCCGCTTGGCGATGGTAAGTTTGGTTTTGAGTTGCATTGGTATCAGCGAAGTGTAGATTTGTATCTTGGTTTACCATTTAACATTGCTTCATACGCAACTTTAGCTTTGATCTTAGAAAAGATTACAGGATATAAGGCTTTAGCTATTCAAGGGGATCTAAAGTGCGTACACTTGTACGGTAACGCTTTAAACCAAGCTATTGAGTTATTGGATAGAAATTGTATGAAGTTCGAAAAATGCGAACTTGAAATAAAAGATTTTAAAAACTTTGAAGATCTTTTGCCTAGCGATTTTAAATTAGTAAATTACGATTCATTCGAAAATTTAAAAGTCGAAATGGTATCACCAACAAAGATATGAAAGATAAAAAACAAATGGACTTTAAGATTATGATGGGCATAGTTTACTCATCGCTATTAATCGAGCATTATGACGAATTGGAAGAATCTTATAAATTAAAACTTCCAAAAAAGTTAAAAGGCGCTATCTATACAGGTAAGCAAGAACTAGAGAAATTTGGTACAGCAATATTTAAAAACGCCTCAAAACAAGATATTGAGGCGTTTGAAATATATCAAAAAATGCTTTTACTTTTATTAAAAGCTTTTCAGGAAGGGAAAGTTGAGGTGCAAAATGACTAACCAAGATCTAATAAACGAATTTACTGAAAAGTATAATTTATCATTTACGGCAAAAAAAGACTTAGAAATTTTAATTTATGCAGTTAATAATAGTAATCATGGCTTATATGTGCCTTGCTTCATGTGTTCCGAAAGAGAAAAAGCAAATAAAAAGCACTATTCAAATTATTACTTATCAATACAAAAAAAGCGATAATAAAAAAACGAATTATTTAGAAAAACAAGACAGTTTAAATTTATGCAAGTATTAGACAAAACAAAATCATGTCCAGAATGTCCTGAAAATTGGATAATGAACGAAAACCACAAAAAGGAAAGTTTAATTATTTCGTTACGTGGGTGGTGGAAC